TATTCAAATCATTCTTGCCTTTATAGGGCTCAATACTGTTGATTTTTGTATCACATTGGATAATTGTAATGTCAACACCTGTTTTATAAATGTGTTGAATCTCATTCATAAACTCTTTTAGCTCTGAATCACTTACTGAACCTGAAGTATCAATAGCTAATAAGATATGCTGACGCATTTTAATTTTCAGACCTGGAAATGCCGGAAACCTTCTATTTTCCTTTCTCTGAAGTTTCTTGGTAAATACTTTTGTACTTGTACCAGTAAATCTTCTTACATAACCTCTCCAATCAAATTTTTGTTTTACAATTTGATCTATTTTAATAAGAGAAGACATTTCTCCAGGAACATAACCTCTTTTCTTTTCAGTTTGTTCCTTAGCTTCAGTAAGAATTCTCTGAATCTGACGGTCCATAAGTTTCTGTTCTGTCTCACCTATACCTTCAAATTCATCCCATGTACTATGATCATCACCAGGACCATTACCTTGCTCCATATCATCAAGCAATTGATCCATAGCATCAGAACCAGAAGTACCATTCTTTTCTTTTTCTTCTTGAGCTTCCTTCAGCTTCTTATAATAATACTTAGTACCTGCTTTTTTATCCAGATTTAATTCATGATAATCATCAATCATTATACCTCTCATAGGTATCTTAGATTCAATTTCTTTTAATTCTTCTGGTGTAGCATTATTATCTATTGCTAGTTTATGCTCAGCCATGACAGCATCTTTAAGTGCTTTATATTCATCTGCTGTGTAATCACCACCAGGTAACCATGTATTATCTATATACTGGTTAATCTCCATGTCCATTGCAATATTGGCCATCTTTCTATCAGCAAAAGCATGATAAGCTGTTAAGTGTCCAAATGCAATGTGTAATAGTTCGTGTTTTAACAAACCTAATCTATGTAAATCAGTCAAACCACACCAGAAAGCCTCATTGATTGCTAACTGGTAGTTTATTCCATTCTTACTGACCCCTGCTGTAGGAATGTCATTTCTCCAATGCTTGTTAAGCTGGATTAGAAAATAGCCATAATAGGGCTCTTTAAGCATAAGGTCCTTACTGGCCTTGCTTAGTAAATCTACTTTATTCATCTTTTGCTTTTATTTGAATTTCATTCACAAAATCATACCCATACTGATTCAGACTCTTTTTCATTTCTAGAAAATATAATTCAAAATACAACTCAACATAAGGAGACTTCAACTTCACTTCATTTGGTAAAACAGTATTCAAGAGTGTTAAACTCATTGCTCTGTTCTCTAGGGAAGCTTGAAGAAAACTACCAAATCTTTTTGTAAGATCTGTATAGAAATTATTATGCATCCAAAATTTTTCAGACTTACCTGCAAATACAATAATGATAAAAACCCACTGAAGATTATCTTCAATATCAAGGGATTCTAATATTGTTTTTGCCATTTCATGGTTACTTTCATCAGGTGACTTAATCATTGCAATCAGATTCTTACATTCTTCTTTTCCAAATAAGAATTTTTCCATCAGTCTTCTTTCTTAATAACACCATCTATATTTATTACTTTTGGTCCAAGTTTTTCCACATCATAACCTTTTACCTTTATTAAAAATTCTTTGTATTCATCAGTAGTTATTGAATGTAAACCTTTATATATTTCTTTAGAATCAAATATTTGTTTAACAGCTCCAAACATATTTACTGTATTTATATACATTTCACCCATAAATGAGTCATCTCTATTTAAAATAGATGAGTCTAATACCAATGTGGTAACTTTTTCATCATTGCTATCTCTTGTAAGAGTAAGCTCTAATGATAAACTTCCCTCATCAGGATTTGCTTCATTTGTGAAAACCACTTTGATTTTCTCATTTTCCAGTCTAATAATTTTTTGTTCTTCTTCCATGATTATTTATTTTTTACATTTTACTAAATAGAGAGTTCTCTCTACATTTTTTTACATGCTTCTCAATAAAAGCTAAATACCTATAAATGCATTTAAGTGTTTTCATAATCTATTTTACTTTATAAAATTTCCAAGTATTTATTATACTTTCTACTTATATATACATCCATTTATATCCCACTGCGGTTGATTGATTCTCATTAGTTAAACATTTATAAATTGAACCAGGAGAAACTTTTAGATAATCAGCAGCTTCCTTTACAGTTTTAAATTTTCTAAGTTCTTCTTCTGTAATTTTATCAAGCATTTTAACTCTAAAAGGAAGAGCAAGTTCATAATTTAAGTATTTAGAATAAGACCATCTGTGTTGTAAACCACTGTTAAAGTTTATATCTTCTTTACAATGTTTAGTAATTGTTGATACTGCAACACCTGTTATTTTACTTGCTTCAATAATGCTTTTATACTCTCCAACTAACAAACCTTCTAAGTTATACTGATAAACTTTAATATTTCTATTAGGATTATTTCTCATTTTTTCTTTAGTAAACTCAGTATGTTTAAACTTGATTTTATTAGCTTTCATCTTTTGAATATGTTCTAAAGAATACTTTCTACCTAACATGGATAATCTAGCTTTTTCTCTACTTTCTTTAGATACTACTCTACCTTTACCTTTTTCTGAAATTTTAAGTTTAGTTTCTTCTGTATGTTTAACTTTTTTTCCACAGTTATTACCATGATATTTACAAAAATTAGGATAATTTACTTCTTTACCACAAGTTGAACATTTAACAATCTTACTGTTTATATTAACAAAATTTTGTATTTCTTTTTTTGAAGGTTTTCTTATAGGATGTTGCGGATCACCAGGTTCAATATTATAACCAATAGTTCTATCAGTAGATTTATATAATGTTATATGAAAATATTCTCTTTCACATAGCTTATCTCTTGAACATTCTTCAACAATAATAAATTCAAAACTGTTTTCTCCATATTTATTCCAAGCATATTGTAAATACTTATTTGGATGTAAATTTCTTCTAAGTTTTGATTTATGACCATACCATCTATTTTGTATATCAGTAGCATAACCAACATAAAATTTACCTGTAACTTTGTTTAAAATTTTATAAATACCTGTTTTCATATTAGAAACTAAATTTTAATATAAATATAAAGTATTTTACTTTAACAAACAATTAAAACTAAATTTTTCCTCTGTAAAATCTTCCTAAAATATTAGAATTGAGATAATTATCATTTAATATACAGTCATTACAAAATAAATATTTACATTCATAATATGTAAGCTCAGTACTTGAGTAACATATTCTAAGAATTTCTCTTTTAATATTTACACCCATTTTGTGCGCTTCTTTTAGTATTTTATTGGAACTATAATAATTAAGAAAGTCTGGTCTAATAACCATACTGTACTTTTTAAGTCTCTTATCAGTACTCATAGCCAAAGCTTTCTTACCCAAGGGTCTTTTTATATTAGCAAAGAAGTTCTTCTTACCTATGTAAGAAACAGACTTACCATCTATTATAGCTGTCATAAGATAAATAAATCCTATTCCTCCTTCTGGGATATCAGATTCTTTAAATACTTTTCCTTTGTATGTCCAAAAATCCACACTCATAATTTACTTTTTATTAAATTAAATACAATGTTCCTTGTTTCTTGAACACCTCTAGCTTTAACAGTATCTGAAATGTCCTTCTCAAATGGTAATATTAAGTAATCAAAACTGTATCTCTTTTGATATGCTTTAGAAGCTTCAAGTCCGGGCTCATCATTATCAAATAGTACTATGATTTTAGTATACTTATGCATATACTTTTTCATAATACCTTCAGAAATAACAGTGTTCTCACTATCCGGAGCAATTGCTTCAGCATTACCAATACCAAGAGTCTTAAAGGACATGATATCTTTCAAAGACTTAGTAAGAATAAGATACTTACAATCAAAGTTAACCTGCTCAGAACCTTGAATATAATCAGAGACTTTAATAAACTTACTTTTTTTATTTTTAGGTTGATAGATCTTATACAAAGTACCATCTTTTCTAAAATAACCATAAGTATAATTATTCTCAAATCTTAATTCTTTTAGCTCACCATCATTATCTGTTTTACTAAGTATAAAATACTTCAGTGGTTGAACATTATGTTCATTTAATAGTTTAGAACCTATTTTATAGCTCATCCAGAAATCCTGATCAAGATTATTCCAGTGTCTTATTTCATAATCAGAAACTTCATATCTGCTTTCGGCCACATACTCTCTGGGAGTAATGTCATGCCTAGAAATATATTCTGAATAGTCATCCATTATCTTTCTTACAGCAATACCTCTAGATTCTAGATTATAATAGTGTAACACAAAATCAATTGTATCACCAGATTTACCAGTAGAGAAATCCTTAAACCTATACTTACCCATTTTATCTGAATATATACAAAAGGAAGGTGTCTTCTCTGCAGAAAATACTGATTTAATTTTAACATCTTGTCCAGTAAGTTTTTCTGGAAGATTAAGATAGAATTCAAAAGGCCATTCTGTAGGAACTTGATTCAAATCATATATAATTGCTTTAGTAGAAATCATAACAATTTATTTTAGAATAAAAAAGGGAGCACTGAGACTCCCTTTCTCAAAAGTTAATTACTTTTAATCTAAGCTGAAGTCAGCAGCATTCTTACTTGGTATAGCTAAATCAGCATCTTCACCAAATTCTTTTTTCTCAGTTACTTCAAGCTTTTTAAGGTGTTTAGTCTCATTATACTCAACAACTTTACCACTTTCAATAGTACCGTAAGAGTATTTGTTACCTTCACCTTTTGGTAAAAATAAATCATAGTTAGTATAACCAGTTTTACCCATATATTCTTTACCAGCTACACACCAGTTAAGATATGTATCTTTAATTGGAGCATTTGCACTAAAGTTTTTAACAAACTCTTCAATAGTATCATATTTATTATCTTGAGCAATAAACCACTCATCAATACCATATGTATGTGCTAAGTTCTTTAAGAAAATCATAATTGATCTATCTCTTTGAATCTTAATACCAGATTTTGTTTCACCATCAGCAAATGCATATTGACTAGCTTTTAATCTACCAATTTGACCTGCATAATGACCTTTACTTTCATCATCTTTGTCAATCAAAAACCCTTCAAAATCATCAATAGCTGGGGTTTCTACATTCAACATTAAGTGATATGCACCTTCAATAAATGAAAAATCTTCTAAGTGAATAGAGTTAATTTTTAAAACTTGATTACCTGGTGTAATTGTTTTTGGCACCCCTGTGCCTTTTCCTAAATCAGTTGTACTTAAAGCCATCTTTTTTTTCTTTTTTAATTATTAAACTTACTTTTTTATTTTACATATACTTCATCCCAAGAAACTTTTAATGTTCCATCAGTAGAATCAGCAATTACTATTTCTTTGTTTCTCAAGTGATCTGGTCTAGCACCACAAGTTACTTCATCATTTGTCTTAAAACTTAACATAGTTTTAGGACCCTTACGGTACATATAACCAATAGCATCTGCGTTAGCACAAACTAAAGACTTTATTTTACCTGTCAAATCTATATTAGCAGACATAACCATCTCACCTTTATCATCAACTTGTTTGTCTTTGATGTGACCAGATAAGATTATATACTCAGCCAATGTATCCACAAAATCCAATACTTGGAAAAAAGCTTGGCGAATATACAAATACGTTACTACTTTATGTTTCCATAAAGACTAGACTATATCTTCATCAAATTTATATAAAAAACCTCCTAATGGTGTTTTTGAAACAATATGTTTCTTTAAGGTTTTCACATATAACTTATTAGTTAAACAACATTCTTTTAATGAAAAATACTTAGCAATTAACTTACCAAATTTATCATATTGTAGCACACTCTTACTTGATCTTACAATTAAATTTTTAATATTTTGCTCAGTTTGTTTTCTCCCCTTTAAAGCTTTTCCAATTTTTTCCTTATGTTCTTCAGAAAAAATTCTTTTTCCAGGTTGGTAAGCATAATCTTTTAAAGGATCATATTCACTTTTATAAACAAATATACAATCTTTTACATAATTTAATTTTCCTTTGCAACAAGAACTTATATTTGTGGATTGATCTTTTATTGCAATAGCTGCTTTTGACACAGAAATATATTCTGTTAAATAAGTACCTTCTAGGTCTAAACAAACTACAGCTTTACTTGATTGTTTTGTTCTTTTGTCAATTTGAGATTGAGATAGTTTAAAATTTTTAGGTTTTTTACACACATCTGTGCAATTAAAACCATTATGATAACTATTTAATTTTGTTATCCATTCAAATTCTTTATCCAATAAATTTACATCATCACAATTTTCTAAAACAACCATTTTAAAATTTTCAATTCCATATTTATCATAAGCTCTTTGCAACTTAAGTGAGTGATGTTTCTTAGTTTTTAAATAATATTTATGTTTAATATATCTAGTATGTATATTCATTGCTGAACCTACATACATCTTATCATTACTTAAACAATATATACCATAAATTCCAGAAACTGTTGGTAACTTTTCAGTTAAACTATAAAATTTAATGTGTGCCTTTTCCACTTTTTCAAGTGTACTCTCCTTCCGGGAGATAGTCGTTGAACCTTTCTCATATTCATGTGAACTTAGAGACTTGGCTGCTGATTGCCCATGACTGTCAATAGTATTCATAACCTGGTTATAATTAATAATGACAAATATACTATTATTTTTAAACATTCAAACTTACTTTTTCAAATTATTTTGTAGTTAATAGTCTTTAGGGGTTTCCAGCAATTAGACACATACAGGCTATTCAATAACCTGCACCATTAGGTAAAGTTGTTATATTATCTCCATCATAATTTTTACCCATACTTGTACTTTTGTACAATTTTATTGCAAGTGGATGAATCATTTCTTCTAATGCAGTAACAGTATCTATAGTGATATAGGTGTAAGGCTTATTAGCTTCTCTAATAGCTTTACCTGTATCCAATAACTCCTGTAAACTAGTAATAGGAACTTTCAATGCTTCAATAAAATCTGCACCATGTTCTAAATCTAAGATTAAATTATTCTCAAGACCAGCATAACAAGTAGTTTTACCTGTTTTTGGTTTTGAATAAATAACCAATCTTTTAGGATTAGCTCTCTGAGCCTTTACCTTTGTAGTTGGAAGTACTATACTCATTACTTAGTAATTAAATCATTTAACCATTGTTTGTTACTTACAGGTTTTTTCCACATGATTGCGGCAAAATCTTGTATTGTCATTTCACTAATTAAAGGATCTTTGTTAGTCATGCTAATACTTTCTATGGTATTAGCAGGTTTTGTTACCAACCCTTCTGTAAAATCTGGAAAATCATTGTTATCAACTAAAGACTTTTGAAGTCTTGGTAGGTCTATATCAAAATCACCAGCTTTTTTCTTTTCTTCAAGTTCAGTAAGTCTTTTCTCAAACAGACCAAAACTTAATGTGGTTCCATCAGGATTAACAGCTACTAATTCTTGTAAAGGAACTGTAAATAAAGAATAGTCAGCACCTGTAGAAGATGTACCACTTTTCTTATCATACTCTTCTGAATAGAAAGGATTATACCTATATCTAAACAATTGTCTGTGTTCATAGAATGGTTTGACATCTAAAATTGCTCCGGAAGGATCAGTTACATTGTCATAAAACTCAATGTACAAATCTTCACCTTTATTTAATTCAGATTCAAAAAATTGAACTTGTCTACCATACTTACCTTTTTGAAAAAAGGCTGTTTTAATCAAGAATGCAGGATCAGACTCTCCTATCTTCTTAAAAGTTTCTATGTGATTTACATAGAATTCTTTCTCTCTTGTTTTTCTTACTGTTGTTACGCTCATATTGTTGTAATTTTTGGTTTAATTGCTGTTGGTGGTGTTGGTACTTCTACAATCCTCATTGTAGTCCGATCAAGTTTAAAGAAGCTTATTCTAGTAGTACCATTCCTTGATTTAAGGAAATGAAACACTAAGATATCTTCATCCTGAATAATAAATTTCTCAGGACCATACAACCTAATTTTTCTTACAGAAGGCTTATTAATACCCATAACCACATCAGCATGTTGTAGCAAAGCATCAGACCCGTAAATATCAGAATCTAACACATAATTTCCATAAACACCTTCTTCCTGTCTTTTAGGATCATCTATGTTTCTATTAAGCTGACTTAATACAATAAATGCTATAGGATATTTCTTTTTCATCATTGTGAGAGCCTCACCTAAGCTTCCTAGCATATCAAATTTGTCTTTCTGTCCTTTACCAACTTTAAATAAAGCTGAGTGATCTATAGCAACTAGCATGTTATTAAAAGTACCATCATCATTTTTGTACTTATCCATTTCATAGTGTATAGTAGCACACATTTCATCTATTGTACATGCATCATAGACAACATTAATCCTGTCCATTGCTTGCATTCCTTGGTAATACCTAACACATTCATCATAGATTCTCTTATCTACAAGTTTCCCATCTTTACTCATTAATGTGTTGTAATCAGCACTTGTAATCAGACTTAGTTTTCTTACACCGCTAGTTTCATCTACCATCTCCATCTGAAACTTTAAAACTCTAAAATATTGGTCACTGTTATTAGCAATAATATCACTAATCAACTGCTCCATAAATAAAGTTTTACCAGTTCCAGGTCTGGCACCAACCACGGTAATTGTTCTCCATTCAAGACCATCACAGAAAGCATCATTAAATTTAGGCCAAGCACTCTTTAGGGATTTTAATGTACCCTGTCGCCTAGCTCTAATTTTATAGAGTGCTTTTTCTACGGACTGCCTTTCACTAACAGGTAGCAAAGGTCTTGCACCATTAAATAAATTTGACATATGTGGATTTTAAAAATTGATCACACTATGTTGTCC